TACCTTGCCGCCATGCTTACAATTAATAACGAGCTTGAAAATTACGGCCAGGACACGGCCAAAAGTATCATTTTATACTTTCTTAGCAATGCTTCAACCTATAGAGGATCAAAGGCAAAGGAGCTCAAAAAAGAACTAAAAACACTAATTAAATAAATAACTCACCTTAAATTCAAAAATCATGCAACTATTAAAATTTCAACAGGGAAACGCAAAATTGGGTAAAAATATTTATACCTTTTCTTTGCCTGCTGGTCATTCATGCCCTTTCGCAAACGAATGCTTAAGCAAAGCAGATAAACTAACTGGCAAATTAACAGATGGCCCCAATACCCAATTTAGGTGCTTTGCTGCAAGTGCTGAGGCTGTTTATCCCAATGTAAGGATTGCCAGGTGGCACAATTTCGACCTATTAAAAAAGCTTAGTAGTAATGAAGCTGCAGATCTTATTTTAGAAAGCTTACCTAAAAAAGCTAATATAGTACGAATTCATGTTAGTGGTGACTTTTTTAACGAGTCTTATTTTTTAGCATGGCTGCAGGTGGCAAAGCTTAGGCCCAATGTCTTATTTTATGCTTACACTAAAAGTTTAATTTATTGGGTTAATTATATTAAGGACATACCTACTAATTTAGTCCTTAATGCCTCGGAAGGTGGCAAATTAGATGCTCAAATTAATTTGCACGGCTTAAAATTTGCAAAAGTAGTATACAGTCCTGAGCAAGCCGAGGAACTAGGTTTATTAATAGATCACACAGACGAGGCAGCATATAAGACTAAAGAAAGCTTTGCCCTATTAATTCATGGGCAGCAGCCGAAAGGATCAAAAGCCAGCCAGTCAATAAAGGACTTGAAAGCTCGAAATATTAAATTTTCTTATTCTAATTAATTAAATTAGGGCCTTAATAGGGCCCTTTTTTATATCCTTTGTTGCTATAGGCTGCAGGATCGTATCCTGGCAAAGGAGCTCATTAAATTAATATTTTATGAATATCTATGCACTAAAAAACAAGATAAACAAAATTAAGGCCTTGAATGATCCTAAGCAACGGTATTGGCTTGAATTCCTGCAGGACTTATATACAAAGGAGCTGCAGGCAATAGCAAATAAAGTAAGCCAGGAACTAAGCCAGGATCAAAGAACTAACAAAGCTTACCAGGACTTTCTAGCTCGTTAAATTTAGGGCTTTTTTAGGCTTCTTTTTTTTAGTTAGTATCCTTATATCAACTTATAAAGATAGGGCAAATTTGAGGCTTAAAATAGCTTTAAACGGTATTTTTATACTGTTATAAGCTTAGGATATTGCAATATATCAATGTTATAACATTAATGTTTAAACATTAGTTGTTTATGCAACTAATAATAAATTTATATATTATGGCCAAAAACCTGCCAAAAACCCTATGCAAAAACTCCCCAAAAATCCATGGCAACAGTCTGCTTACGCTAACAAAAACTTGCTAAAAATCCCATGCGGACAAAAATCTGGTCGGATCACGCAAAAATCTTTTGTGAAAACTTTAACATAAAAATCTGAAATAATAACAAAAACTCCTTAATTTCACCAAACAAAACAAAAAACCCATCTATGAATTTTGAATTAATCACCGCCAAGTATGATTGCAGATGCAGTCTTACTGGCAAAAACTTCAGTCGTGGTGACCAAGTCTACTACAACTACGAGGCAAAAACCTTTTTAGATCCTGTGTATCACGAGAACATTATGAGTCAGCAAAAGTCTCGTGGGGCACAATCCTACTTTGAACGACACAAAAAACTTAACAAGATTTACCCTAACACTTAAAGCACTATCCCTACTAATTAAACAAATTATAATCGTTAGTGGGTTATCCCAATGGGAGTAGGGATATTTTTAACACCAAAAAACCTTAAACATGGCACAAGAACGCAAAACACCCTCACAATTAATTGAGGCTTACATGGTAGAAAATAAACTACCATTAGACAGTAAATTACTATCTTATATCCTGGTAGTAGATATGTACTTCAGAACAGAGATAGAGAACGCTTACAGATTTGGACAAATTAGTACAGGCCATATATGTACCGGCAAGGAACTAGATGCTAGAAAATATTACTTCATGAAATATGAAAATAACGACTAAACCAAAACACATGGAAAATACCGCAATGCAAGACCTTTTAGAGTATGTAAAGACTACTCGTTCACTTACCTTCCTTCCGGATCAATTAGCAAAGCTTATTGAGGACAAGTATATACCTAAATCTATGAGAGATATTAGGGATGCTTTTAACAATGGAGAGGCTAATGTTTGGGATCGTGAAAGAGATGGAAACATTTTTGAATATGAGAATGGAGATGACTATTATAAAAAAACCTATAAACAAATATAAACATGGCAAAATTCCAGTTCATTACAGAAACTAATCCTGTTACACAAGCAAAAATCTATTACACCAAGAAAGATGACTTATTTGTAGAGAATAGCTTAAGCTACGATAAGATTAAAGCTTATGAAAGATTCGTAAACATTTCTAGCGGATTAAAAACTGATCCAATAATAGAAATAAATGAAACAAGATATTCAATCACCCAATAAAAATCTGCAATCGTGCACCCAACCCCATCACATCTAAAACAAAAAGGGCTTCGTGACTATTTTATGGTCACAATAGATGCCCACAGGATCAAAAAGGATTACCTCTATCGTGGTATGTTTATTCATTGGGATAGCAAAAAACCCTTAGATAAGTTCTACTACTGGAGAGGAGATTATTTCACATCTATTGAAGGAGCAATGCGTTCAATCGATAGACATTACAAACTATATAAAAAACTAAAAAATGCTGATTAGAGATTATCGTGCCTTATTAAAATATGGCGATATAAAAAAGATTTGTGAGGTAACAGGCTATTCACCCTACCTAATAAAAACTCGTTTAGCTGCGGCTGATGAGGAGATGATAGAAGTTGTAGAAGCTTTCTACGCAAAAAAGATTGAACAACTTAAAAACTCTATCTATGAACATCAAGAATAAAATGGACTACTGGGCTATACCTTCTATTCGTAAGACAAAGCTCAACCCAAGACAAAGAGAGGCAGTTGCTAATGAGATTATAGCCAAGGTCTGTACCTATTACAACATCACTAATGAAGAGATTAGAGGCAAGAAGAGGTACAGAACACTTGTAATGGCTAGACATATGTCTATGTATCTAATAAGAACTAGACTTAAGTTAAAGCTTAAATCTATTGGCGATTTGTTTGGCCGTGACCATAGTACTGTTATGCACGGCATAGCATCTATACAGGATCAATCCGATGTAGATGACTTAGTTAGTACTGACATAGAAAACCTTATCAATATTTTATAAATCAAAACACCAAAAACTATGAGTGATTTTTCAAAATGGGATGAGCAGGAACAAAGATTGTTCGTTGCTAAAATCATCCACAACATTAACTATTCGCAGAACAATTTAGTACTTATGAAAGCTTTAGTAGAGCTATGGGATACATACCCAGTTCGTGAGGCATTGTTCTTTACACAAAATTTAATCAACCAAAAAACCCTATCTAATGGAAGTACAATTAACTAATCCTTCGTATGAATTAATCAACAAGGATTCTATGCTGAAACTATCTACTGAATTATCTCAGTTGATAAAAGAAAAAGGACTCTCAAGTAATATACAAGGTAAACAATTCGTTAATGTTGAAGGTTGGCAATTTGCTGGTGCTTCACTTGGATTAATGCCTATTATCACATCAACTCAAGATTTATCAAATGAAACTGCTATTAAATATATGGCGACTTGTGAAGTACGCAATATTACGACAGGTCAGCTCGTTGCTACTGGTATTGCCTTATGCTCGAATGCCGAAAAAACTAAAAGATACTTTGATGAATATGCTATTCTTAGTATGGCACAAACAAGGGCGATTGGCAAGGCTTATAGGAACTTACTTGCTTGGTTAATGAAAGCAGCAGGATTCGAAGCGACACCTGCCGAAGAGATGGACTTCGCACCTAAGGATGAAACCCCTACCAAAAAACCTAAAGTAGTTGAGGTGGTAGCAGAAGAGATTGCTACAGAAGTAGATTGTGATGCCATCATTAAAGATATTCAAGCGGCTGCTAGGATGAAGGACTTGACTGATATATTCTTTTCTAATAAGGAATATATAGAAAAAGACCAACAATTAATGAAATTAATGACCGCTAAAAAAGAATCGCTAACAACAAAAAAGAAATAATATGAGTAATTTACTACCAAGTATTGAATTAAATTCAATTACACCATCCAAATTTAGCATAGAACTCCTAAAACAAGTGGTTGTAACACACTTTAGGGAAACAGGCGAGAATCCACTTGAAATGCTCGTTAAAGCAGAAGCATTAGTTCAGTTGTTAGAAGGAATTAGGGCTGAATTAAAAGAAGATGTTATCAGTCAGTTAGACTTACATCCTCAAGGTAAGGCAATAGTGCTTGATGCTGAGATTAGCAGAATAGAATCAGGAGTTAAGTATGCCTATGATGGTGACCATACATGGCTTAAGTATAACCAAGAGTTAGAAGCTATTAAGTTTAAGCAAAAGGAAAGAGAGTCTTTACTTAAGACTATTAAAGAGCCATTGGTTGATCCTGAAACTGGAGAGATGATTTATCCTGCTCCAAAGTTTAGTACAACAACATTTAAAATATCCTTAAAGAAGTAATATGAAAGTATTAGCAATCATTAAATTTTTCTTTATAGCAGTACCAATAGCGGTGCTGCTATTTATAATCTGTGAAACTTATTTTAAAATCAAAGCAATAAAACGATTATTTTGATACTACAATTAGAACAAACAATAGATGTTTTAACACCACTAGGCTATGGAAAAGCAATCGCATGGATTGATTACGGAACTGATACTAACACCATATGGAAAGTGGTGTGTTACGATACAGGAAGAGTGCGTAACTTTTACGATGATGACATACTCGTTTACCCAAATGAAATGGATGGCGGTAAGGTAGATGAGAATTATTTTTCTAAAAGGGAGTTCCATGAAACAAACCAATCATTTATCAAGGGCCTAAAAAACCACTTTAAACCAAAAGAAGATGCCACAAGAGATTAAAGGATTAGAGAACTCTATTCCAATTAGAATGGTTTATACTGACACTATGGAAGAGGTGTTATTTAAGTCGGCAGCAGCGGCTAGTCGTAAGACAAAGATAGCATCACAAGTAATCCGTGAATCGCTTAACCCTGTTGCTCGTAAGCGTTTTATAGTGGATAATAGGAAGGTGGTTTTTAGAATATCTAAAACTGACACAATATGACACACGGATCGCTTTTTAGCGGAATCGGAGGATTCGATTTAGCATCCCATTGGATGGGATGGGATAACACATTCCATTGCGAATGGAATCCCTTTGGACAAAAAGTACTTAAACATCATTTCCCAAATTCAATTAGTTACAATGACATTACTAAAACAGACTTTACTATTCACGAAGGAGCAATCGATGTATTATCAGGTGGATTCCCTTGTCAGCCATACTCAAGTGCAGGAAAAAGACTTGGGAAAGAAGATGAACGACATCTCTGGCCTGAAATGTTGCGAACAATTAAAGAAATTAAGCCAACTTGGATCGTGGGCGAAAATGTACTCGGAATTGTTAATTGGGGGGGGGGATTGGTATTCGATGAGGTGCAAGTTGACATGGAAAATCAAGGCTACGAAGTACAAGCGTATATACTTCCAGCTTGCGGCAAAAACGCACCTCACAAAAGACAAAGAGTTTTCTTTGTGGCCTACTCCAACAGCAAGAGATACACAAGGCCCACAAGCACAAGAATTAAAGAAACTGAGGGGAGAACCAACGATAATGAACATAGAGAGTGTTCCAGGAAGAATAAGATCAATAACTGGGATAATTGGCCAAAACAACCCTATGTTTTATTACGAGATGATGGGTTACCCACCGGATTGGACATTAAAACCTTTCCTAGTATTAGAAGAGAATCAATTAAAGCAGCAGGAAACGCTATAGTTCCTCAAGTTGCTTATGAGATTTTTAAGACAATAGAGAAGTTTGAAAATTCTTTGTAGATTTGTCATGCTATCCGTACATAGCATTAAGAACTTATTGCCCAAGGAGGCGTTGGAGTGTACGGACTTCAGCAAATCTGCGGGCTTTTTTATTTTATGAATACTGGAAGGATTGAAAAACAAGAAGTAGAAGATAACTACGCTAAACTCCCAAATGACATTTGTCAATCAAAGGATTTATCACTAGAGCAAAAAGGATTAATGGCTTTTCTTTTAAGCTTACCCAAGGATTGGGTGGTTTATAAGGATAACCTACATGAGTTATTAGGGGATAAAAAAAATAAAGTTGACTTAGCTTTTAAGGGATTACAAAAAGCAGGTTATATTTTATCATACAAAGTAGTTAACGAGAAAGGTCATTTTAAAGGATGGAATCATATTGTATATGCAATTCCTGCTTTAGCTAACCGACCTCAAGAAAAGCCGACCTCGGTTTTATCCGACATCGGGAAAACTACCCCTATACAAAGAAACAATCCTGTATTAGATAATATATCTTATACAAAGAAGAAGTTTATAGCACCTGCTTTAGAGGAAGTTATTTTGTATTTTAAAGAGAATGGATATAAAGATGATGTAGCTAGAAGAGCTTATAATTTTTATAGTACCGCAGATTGGCAAGATACTCAAGGTAAGCCTGTAAAGAACTGGAAACAAAAGATGATTGGAGTTTGGTTTAAGGATGAAAACAAAATTTCACAACAAGTAAAAATCAGAGTTAAATAATGAATGTAATAGACCTACCTAAAAACACAGAGATTGAACGCAATATCCTAGGCTCTTTATTAATCGACAAAAAATCTTTGTCATTAGTAATCAACTACTTAAAAGAGGATATATTCTACGACTATAAGCATAAGCTTGTATTTAGAACGATTAGAGAGATGTACGATAAGAATATCCCAATAGATATTACTACACTCTACCAACGAATCGTAGATGCTAAACAAACGGATCAAGTAAATGCCTACTACCTTTCTGAGTTAACTAAAGATGTGGTATCAACTGCTCACCTAGAAGCCCATATAGAGTTAATAATAGAGCTTTATAAGCGTAGAATGTTGGTGGTGCTGGGTGGAGAGCTTGTGGTTGGGGCGACCAATGGCGAAGAAGGAACGATAGACTTTATGGCCGAGGTATCCAAAAAACTTATTCAGCTACAAGAGTTTGGTAATATCTATGAGAAGATGATGGAAGATATTATTTTATCGATCAATTATTCTCGTGATATGGCTCAAAAAGGTGGTTTATTGGGCTATAACACAGGTTTTAATGAGCTAAACAATACCCTATGCGGATGGGTTAAGCCTGACCTAGTAATCGTAGCTGCAAGACCAGGGATGGGTAAGACTGCCTTTATGCTTTCTAGTATCTACCAACTAGCTTGTTTAGATAGCGTTCCTGTGGCCGTTTTTAGCCTTGAAATGAGCTCCGAACAGTTAGTTGAAAGGTTAGAGTCAATCGGCTCACAACTGCCCTTAAAATGGCTTAGAATGAATACTTTGGATGACAAACAAAGAAAGGTTTTACTAAAGACAGATGACTTGTTACTAACCTCACCTATCCACATTGAAGATATGGGCGGTATAAGTGTAACCCAACTCCGAGCAAAAGCCACCATCTTAAAGCAAAAGTATGGAATCAAGGTAATCTTTATCGACTACCTCCAACTTATGAGTGGTACAGGCAAATCAAACCAAAACAGGGAACAAGAGGTTAGCTACATCAGTAGAAGCCTAAAAGCCCTCGCTAAAGAGTTGGAAGTACCTATTATCGCCCTATCTCAATTATCTCGTAGGGTAGAAGAACGAGGAGATAAGATGCCTCAGTTATCTGATTTAAGGGAATCAGGTTCTATTGAACAAGATGCTGATGCAGTTATTATGCTTATGCGACCACATTACTACGAGATGACAGAAGCTATTGAGATTGGTGGTAAAGAATATTCACCAAGTGATTTAGTAGTTTGTAAGGTTGAGAAGAATCGCCACGGATCAACCAAAAATATCGCATTAAGATTTTTACCTGAAACAATGAAATTTGAAGACTATGAGTAACGAAACATTTATACCTATGCAAGATGTGATTTATAGAATAAATACGCATCCAGACTTAACACCTAAAGACAAGAAAGAGTTTGCCCATATCACTAATAGCTTGTATATGTCTGATAAGGGTAAAGAGAAAATACTTAAACCAACATTAACTAACCAACAAAGAAACAAATTAAAATGAAACAAGTATATGTAAGTAATAATTGGGGTGAAGGGCTAGAGCATGACTACGACATAAAGTATGAAGATGATAAGACAATATGTTTATATTCTAACAATAGCGAATGGGCTGATTATCTACAAGGCCAAGAAGCAGGATCAATTAAAGATATGGGTGATGAATTTTTAATTAAGCTTGGTGAACAAAAGATGAAGCTAGACTATGCAGATATACAAGTACTAAAAATCCTTTTGCTATCTGAGCTAAACGATGCAGATTACTTTGAGATTAGAGAATCAATAACAATTAAAGCATGGCCAAGGGATATAGAAACAGGAGAAAGTTTGAGATAGAAGAAGCCAAGGCTAAGGATGGAACTTACCAGGCTATTAAACTATTTGCTAAGAGCACCAAGGTCATTGTTATTCATCAAACAGAAGCACTAAAGAAAAAGTATTTCCTACTTGAGTACGAAAATAATGGTGTACCTAGTGGCATAAGTGACACAAGAGCGGAATTTTTTGCATTTAACCTTGATTTAAGAGATAGAATAGTTTTTATAAGAGCAGAGTTCTTAAGGGTTAAAGCAAGGAGATACTGGCGAATAGGTGAGATAAAAGTAAAGGATGGAATCAAGTATGTTAAGATGCCAACAGAAGAACTAATCAGGTGGTATTAAATAAAAAATATGAAAAGAGTAATCAATTTTAGTGGTGGTAAGACAAGTGCATTGATGACAATAATGAATTATCGTGAAGGAGATATTGTTTTGTTTGCAGATACACAAAGAGAGCACCCTAAAACATACAAATTCATTAATGACTTTGAGGCCCACGAAAACATACCTGTAACTAGGATTACATACGAAGGTGGATTTAGAGGAATGCTTGAGCATAATAAATGGAAGCATATACCTAATAGAGTTAAAAGGTCTTGCACTATTGAATTAAAGATTAAGACTGCTAAAAGATGGCTAAGGGCAAACTATGGTAAACAAGATTACGAGTGGTTGGTAGGGTTTAGATCGGATGAGGAACGAAGAGTTAAGGGATATGAACAAAGACAAGCTTATATTCATCCTGTATTCCCTTTGTATGACCAGGGAATTGATAAGGCACAAGTAAATGACTATTGGAGTAAAAAGCCTTACACCTTAGAGATACCTGCTATACTAGGAAACTGCACCTTATGTTTTCTTAAAGGCAAGAATGCTATCATAAATATTTTAAGGTCGTATCCTGAATTAGCAAAGGAATGGATTGAAGATGAGGAGTTGAGTAAGGCAAATGGGGGGGGGTACACATACTTTCAAGATACTACTTACAAACACTTATTAATGATGGCGGAAAACGATTTATTCAAAGGACAAGACCTTACCGATTTAAGTCCAGCATTTAATTGTTCATGCACATCCTAACAATATATTAATAATATATTGTAATTTTGGTACATGGCCTACATATCTGCAAGTGATTTAACAAAGATGATGATGGATTATCTAAAGGATAATGGCAATGAAGTATGGAGGAATAATAACCTAGCAGTTAGAGGCAGAGCATTTATAGGAAGGAAAGGAGTTCCTGACATC